ATTATGTCTCATGTCGTCGCCCCCTTATCCTATCCGGTACCAAGTACTAGTCGGCAAGTCATAACAGAGAGTGAAAAAGTCATTTGCAACAATGGCGGCAGGGGCACCAGTTACCGCAAGTGCTCCGTTAGCGTTTATCGCAAGCGCGGTGATTGCCTGCGTGCAATTGACAATGACTAATTGCTTATCTCTGACGTTCGCAACGGACGGGAGTGTGATAGTAGCATTTGCTACGCCAATCGTCGGCGTAAGCATCAAATGGATATCGTCGTCTCCATCAGTTATCGCAACCGTGAAAGGATCGGCGGCCGGTGCCGCATACTGCGATACTGCCTCGGCGCGTCCGAGCGTAAGCGCGGACTGTAGCGCGGCGGTCAGATCGGTATACGATATTCCACGGAAGTCACCTTGATCGTTTTTGTATAGCACGATCCAATCGCCGCTTGAAATCGTGGTTGTCTGCGCAATAGCCATATTCCCTCCTATCCAAATACTGCCGAGGGCTCGGGCGGCTCTATGGTTTCGCTCTCTTCATACGGTATGAATGGCTCGTCTATATTTTTATTCCCCGCGCCCGAGGGAAGCCCTGCGAGTTGCATCTTGGGGATTATCATTTGTCGCGCGATGAGCGTATTAAGCGCATTGCACGCGGTTGTCAAAGTCTGATTGCTTAGTTGCTTCCCAAATGCGGGCGCGAGTCTAATAGCCAGATTGGTAATGACGGCTTCGAATGCGGAATCAGGTATACCCGAATCCATTGTCGCATCCGAATCTCCGGGGCTTGATGGAAGCGGATAACCAAGTCTAATCCCGCGCCCGTTCCATTCGCCCATCAAAGCGTCAAGCCGCCAGAGCGCTTGCTCTACCTGATCGGCCGACAGGTCGAAGTTATAGGTAGCAAACCCAATCTCGGTTAGCGCGGCCTGGATGAGTTGACGCTTTGTATAGCTCACTTCCCGCCGCCCTTCTTCTTCCCGCCTTTTCTCTTACTTCCGCACGCCATATTAAGCCTCCTAGGCCTTCGCTATCTCCGCGTTGAGTTTCGCCTCGCCCCATCGTCTATCGACCGCGATGCCAAGCGCTTCCGCCTTTACGCGGAGAGCGTCTATCGGATCAGCCTCTGTCTTCGCTTCCTGCTTGGGCTCGGCGGCTTTCTTTTCTAGCGCTTCTTGCACCGAAGCGAAAAATCCCGCCTTGAGAGCGGACTCGTATTCTTTTTCGTCCTTGACCAACTCATAGCCATACGTCCCGCCGTTGCACGGATGCGGGCCGGGGCTCGTAAAAACGAATCTCGGGAAATCCATGTGCGCTCCTTAAAGGGGCGGCCCGAAGACCGCCCCGAATTATTACGCGATGCGGTAAGTAATGAACGTATCGGCCGCAGTCTTGCGGGTGCGGAACATTGCCGAGTTTCCATAAATACCGCCAGTGGCCGCATTCGCCGATTGGACAATGGGATTCCCGACAATTGTATGCCCCGTAGCGGCAGCCGTTAGCGTGATTGTATCAGCGGCGGCGGCGCTGAGATTAAGAATAGACCAGTCTATAGACTCGCCAATCCCAATCTCAAGCCCAGCATCCGTGACTGCGCCTGTAGGCAGTGTGTACGCCTGGGTAGCTCCGGCCGCGTGCGTGCCGGTTATGATACCCGCAAGCATACCAGCCACTGCAACAGTAGCGGCGGTCGTCATAGCAACAGGGGAACCCTGCGCCTGATCGGCCAAGCGCTCTACAATAACCGCGTCTGTTCCAGCCTGGTACAAAACCTGAGACGCGCCCGCTTCGATGCGCACGGCTCCAGCGGCAGTGAAAGCCGCAGATACATACTCTTCGTTAGCGAGCCCCGCCTTTAGAAGCCCCCAGGTTTCGGGATAATTCGGATATCCGGCTCGCAAATACACCTTGTACGGAGTCGCAGACCATACAGCGAGCTTGTCAGCCGCAGCAATGGCAACCGTAGCAACACCGAACGGAAAAACTTTATTGGACATGGCATTACTCCTTTTAGTAAGGGGCGGGAATTATCCCGCCCCGATTTCATTAGGGCTGCGAGAACATCATGATACCGCTCATCTCGGGTTGCTTATTCACAACACCGAAAAGCGTATCAAGCCGGTACAGAATCTTCATCGTCTTGATGTCGTACTGTTTCTGCATGACGATCTCGATTCCCTGCTCCGTGGTCGCCCGAAGGACGGAAGCGCCCGCATCGCTCGGAACCGCATAGCGGCCGGGGAGCAATTCGATGGCGTCCTTCTGCCAGAACGGGTTAGTCGCGGCGGTTGCGGTGTTCAGGAACACAAGGGCCGAGTTCGCGGCCGGAGTTCCGACGGTGCAGTTCTGATACTGCAACTCCGCATCGGTTCCGCCCTGCGCGGTGATGAGCGGGGGAGTAATGACCATGTGCGTTGCATCGGTGATTGACACGACGCGGAAGGTCTTGAGCTGGCCGGTCCCCTGCTTGGTGACATGATGCACGGCCTCGACGGTCGCAATCGTGAATGCATCGCCCGCCTTGATGTTCGCAGTCGTATTGACAAGAACATTCTGAAATCGGTTG